TAAGCAACAACAAATAATTGATACTGTCGCCTATCTTCTCACACCACATTTCTTGTGATATTGCCTTGCCTTGCTCGTAATCTTCGATTAGGTCATAGACTGATACGGTGTGTTTTGCCATCATACCGCCTAACGCTTTAACCGCTGTGCATTTCTGCAATTTGCCTGCCACTTTGAAATTATGTAATCTATCATCGGTTGCATATTCTTCTGCTTTACTGCAAAGAACGCTTTTACACGTTTCTATGCGGTTGTTTATAACTTCTTCAAATTGTTCAGTTCTCATATCGTCACCTCTTATTCGCACGGCTCGTACTTCGCGTGGAACACATCAGGCTTACACGGGTAATATTCCCCTCGTAGTCCTCTGATGATGTAGTCACCTGTGCTTGCTACCATATTGCCCTCTAAGGTTTTTATTATCAGTACTCCGCTTGTAATATCAATATTCTGTGTATTTGCAAATCGTAAAATCTCTGTTAAATTTTCGCCTGTCCAT